AGGTTGAAAAGACAGGGGGGGTAGCCGTCTGTGCTAAAAAAACGCCCTCATTAAGCGCACCTTTGCGTAGATTGCATGACTTACATAGCACACGAAGATTATCTAGGCTGTGGTCTCCACCTGCTTTGCGTGGGATGATGTGATCGATGTGCATCTCACCCTCATCTGTGCCACACAACTGACAAGCTCTGCCATCACGCATGAACACACGCTGTCGCTGTTCGCGATAACGCCTACTGTTCAGCTTGTCTAATGCCATCCCTTAGCCTTCCAATGATCTAGTGCCTTGCATGGCGTTGAGTACCTATGCTTAATGTAGCGTAAGCCCCACTCTACTTGTTGTATTGGTGTAGCTGTTAATAGCCATTTAGATCTACCTTGTGGAATACCAGCATGACTACCATTAACTGCTTTAGGATTCCATGCACTTTCTTTACCATATAAAGCAGCTATGCATTTGTATTGTTTAACATCTCCTAATGAGTAATAAGCATATTGTTTAGGAGTCATAGATATATCATTTAGATTTGTAGAGCCTGCTTCAGGCATTAAGCATAGAGATATCCCAATAGCTACTAGCACCCCGCAAGCTACGCCCCTCAGGGGCTTGCGGTGAGCCTTTGAGAGGCTCTGCGCCGTTAGCGTACCATTGCTGTCAAATCCATTTACATAAGTGCTGGTCAGAGCGGTGTGTCGCATTGGAATAACTCCTTTGTTATACCCTGTGGATAACTACTGTGGATAACTATTTATCCGTTGTATAGAAGCCCTTGCCTTTGAAATGTATAGCTGAAGCGCTAAAGCCTTTGATCATGGGAGCATTGCATAACTGACATGGCACTACTGGTCTACTTTCGAATCCATGAGTGACTTCTTGAGATAGATTGCAGGATTGGCATCGGTAGTCATAGGTTGGCAAGTTAAGCATCTCCTGATCATGTATGACCCACATCCAGAACATCGGTCTATGTCTGCCTCTGTGGGTTCTTTGTCTAAGTGACCGAACTTTAATATGAGTAGTGGCAATAGATCAGCTAGTCGGATAATGCAGGCATACTCCGCTGCATCTTCTCCTTGTCCGTTTAGCCGTATGACTCCGAATCCTAATTCCCCCGAAATAGATGTCCGAGCCTTTAATTGTTTAATGTATGCAAGCGGTTGAAATCCAGCGCGGGCTTTGACTTCACAATCGAATGGAACATTAACAATATCCTTGCCACTACCCCTTCCCACACATGCGCCATGCCACCAAGTCGATAGGTACTCAGCAACTACACGCTCTGTCCGAAAACCTCTGTGCTTTCTTGCTTGACTAGCCATTGACTGCTGTGCATTTACCACATTGCCAAATAACAATGCCATTGACTGAGTCAGATGAGATATTCTCTAGCTCACGGATCTGAACTGGCTCATTGCACAGCTGACAAGCGATGAAGGCTGACATAAGGTCAAGCCATTCACCATTGATCTTAATTCCTACATGTCCCATTATACTCTCGCTTTCTGTAAATGCCATTTACCATCGCTGCCTATGTTGTACCAGATTGCTGGACAATCAGATTTAATTCCGCCTGCGTTCATTTGATTGCACTGATAACCGCCCCATGCTCTGCCGTTCTTCTCACCTTCACGCCATCTCATGTGTCCATGCTTGCATTGTGGTGCTTCTTGTGCTTCACCTGTGCCTAATATGTCTTGCACAAGATCTAGAGCTTTGTCCAGTGTTACTGGAGCATCGACTACCTTCATGTATTCATTGACTGGAGTTGTCCAATAGTCCTGCACATCCGCAACAGCAGGCTTTACAGGCTTTTGTGCTACTACCTTTGTCATTTCTTCGCGGCTTGGACGCTTTCCTTTAGCAGCATAACCTGCAGCGCTAAGGCTGCGGCCGATTGCTGAAGTCTCACAATTCTCCAATGCTGAAGTGCTATTAACACCTCGATCAGTAACTTTTTCTTCCGCGTATCCTGTCGTCCACGCAACGCTATCTGTAGAAGTTTTGTATAAATACGCTTTAACAATGTATCTATCTTTCTCGACAACTTCCAGCTCTGTTGCAATGCGAAAATCTGGATAATCCTTAATAAACTTTTCAAGTCTCACCTCAACTGTCTCGTAATCGGCTAAATTAAACATACAGTTCGTTCTCCTCTGTGGCCAGTTGGCCAGCTAGTGCGCCATAGCTGCATAGATCAATCCAGTTGTCTATGTGCTGTGCTGATTGATTAGTCCGAGCCAGTTTAACTAAGACCATAATGCCTGCCACCTGATAATCATGGATAGGCATCTCTAAGTATGCACTAAGCAGCATTGCTGTGTGTTCTAGGTTGTCGGCAGGATGCCCATACTGAAGCCCACGATCTCTAATTGTGTCGGTGGCCGTTAGTAAGATTTCATTGGCTCTCATTTATCGGCCAAGCTGCGGCCTAGATTGCGAGCCTTATGCCAGCCTTCTCTGCGACCATCCTTAAAGCCTTGTGAATACCAAAGGACATTGGAAATCAAAAGTAATCCAATCATCCCTATAATTACTACTGAGTTGATCATTGTGTACCTATCTGTAGCAGTGCCCTTGACTGCTTACAGACTTAGAGTCTCATGCCTATCCGACAAAGTCACGGACATTTAGGTAACGAAACGGTAACGATTATCTAGGTCTCCCGTAGGACTTTCCAGACACAATGAATGTGCCATCTTTCTCAATGTTGATTAGATCGACCTGAACCTTAGATCCATGCACATACATTATGGCAAAGGCTTGTTGCCAGTTCGCTACGCCCTTTGTGTAAGCAGCTTGCTTAAAGTCCATAAGATTGCCTACCTCGACACCATGCAGGACACGCCCTATACGGCCTCCAGAGGCCTCTGAGAAGGCCGATCTGCCTGCTCTGTGTGTATGACCTGAGATGACATTCTTACCATGCCTACGAGCGGCCTCTAGGGCTGATAAGCCCCCTTGTGGCTTAATCGGTGTGTGATCTCCATGCACTGCAATCCAGTTAGGAGCAATGGGCATAGGGTTCTTGTGGAAAATAATGCCTAGCTCATCAAACTTCATAAACTTCTCAAAGCGAAGCTCTGGCAATGCACCAAAGGCAGGCACTTTAGCCATGATGATGTTATACAAGCGATCTGTGTGATTGCTGCGGATGCAATCCGTCACGCCTAAGTCCCAAAGAAGCTGCACAGCCTCGTTGCGATCATCATCTAGGGTCTGGGCATAACTGCCCATGCGACCTTCTTCCCACTTGCTTATCTGTGGTAGGTCAATCTCATCGCCTATTGTGACGACTTGATCTGGCTTAAACTTTGTGATGAAGCTTGCAAGGTTACGAGTAGCAACCCTGTCATGGTAAGGAACCTGAAGGTCACTAACTACGACAATTCGCTTAATCGTCATCCTCATCTTCGTAGTCGCCAAAGCGTTCTGGCTCTATAGGATCAGGCAAGATCCATGCAGGATAGGCTGATCGCTCTACGATAATGCCAAGCACAGTCTCTTCATCGAAACCTGCACGCTTTAGAGATTGAGCAAACTCATACATCCCAATGCAGTAAGCATCAAGAGCTGAGTAATCTTGCTCAACTAGATTCTTGGTTGCTTTTCTTGCCATAACAAAATTATCGCTCTAGAAGTATGTTATAGATCTCATCGACACGCTGATTAAGTCGCTTAATCTCTGAAAGCAGATGAGTAATGACATAACCTGCAAGGCCACCAATGATAAGCAAGGTGCTGATGTAAAGGCTAAAGAAATCTGTTTGGCTCACTTTTTAGGACTCGCATACCCGAACACCCCTGCAACGATCGCGCCTAGAATGTGGCGATAGTCGAGAGAGAAGTTAGATGTAGTTCCCCATACTGCAAGGAACGCTCCGATTGCGATAACTACTGGGTGCTTCATGTTCATTATTCTCCGCCTAACATAGATACTTGAAAAAAAGCCCCATCATTATCAGCTTCTTTCTTAAAGCTGACATGCATGTGCTTAGTGTGTTTGTTAGCCCCTGTGTATTTACGCCACTTCCAGTTAAGGATCTTTGAGCAGATGTACCCATCAAAGATGATGTAAGCAATACGCGTGTCTGCTTTTGACTTTGATAAGGCACGAAGTTGATCTGCAAGATCGCCCATAATGTCTGGCTTTGACCCCTTGAATAAGTCACGGTCGATATCGATGGCACGAACCCAACCTTGCTCATCTGGATTATGATCAGACTTGCGAGCAGCGTGTCGGGTATCACCGATCCAACCATCCGATGTGCGGTCACGATCTGGGAAGGAATCATCAATCTGTTCCCTTAACTGACCAGCAGCTTTAGATAGTCTCGGCTTCATCGCGCTTCAAGTATGCCTGATAATCAGAGTTACCTTCAACCATTGGAATCCAAAAAACTTTGCCATCTTCATCTGTTCGTTTTAATATAGCCGCAAAGCCTTCTGTTTCGATAACTTCGTATTGAATCATAGTTCTGCACTCGCTTCCACATAGGCTGACGCATTTCTTGTTTGACCAATTCCACCTTGACCAGTTGTTAAACCACTTGTGGTAATTCTTGCAAGGGTTCTAATATTGGACGGATCATAAAAGTTTCCAATAGTTGTATCACCTGTTAAAACAGCAGCAGTATCAAAACCAAAATAAGTCGTTCCAGTATTTGCTGACATTGTTGGTGCTACTCTCATTGTTTGAGGGTACTGGATTACAAAATCTGCCACAGTTGCACTCTTTGCTGTTCCTGTGCCTAGATATTGGACGTTAGCAGTTGTTCTCCAGTAATAACGCTGGCACAAAGCCAATTCACCTTGAATAGTACCGCTTGCAGTCTGAAATGGAGTGACAGTAGAGCCAATCTCCATTTGAACGCCAGTGACCTGCCAATAATTGTTGAGAGTAGCAGCAAGATTTGTTTGACCGACTGCTGCATTGGCATTTACTGTAGTTGCCCATGTGGTTTGCAAAGTACCGCTTGAACGGTCAGTACCAACGCCTAAAAAGAATTGAAGTGTAAATGAACTGGCATTGTCATTATCTAAAGTACCTGTTGTATCGCCTTCAAAAGTAATAGATTTCTTTTCCCAAGTGGCACTTGCTGAAATTGTGTAACTCTTTGAAATTTGTCGTGAATTGTCTAAATCTGACAAATTCAAAATGTAAGTACCAGTTGTGTTTGATTTAACCCAAAAACTAATAGTCACACTTTTAGCAGAAGCCGTACCCTTGCACAAAGATTGTAATGCCTGACCTTCAAAGTTTGTTCTAAAAATTGCAAAATCTGACGCTGCTGGGCTTGCATCTGCCGTTGTAACTAGCCATTTAGCACTAGTCTTAAAACCTGCTGGAGCGTCTGTGTCTTGTGAAACTGTAAAAGCACCAAGATTGTTGTTGCGATTGTTCCACATGTCAATGCCATAAGAGGCAGTAGGATTGACAAAAGATGTCCCTCTTTGCGAAATGTTAAAATTTCCATTGATGACAAAGTTTTTAGCAGCTGTCCGCGTAGGACTTCCATCAAGGAATGTGTCTATGTCCTGACCCAAAAGAGCGATCTGCGTCGCACCATTTTTTACAAGGTCACTCGATGTAGGAACATCAAAGCCGAAGTTTGTAGTGGTTGTTGCCATTAGGTTAAAGCTCCTGTCGCGTTGCTATAGATAAGTGTAGCATTTACACCTGTCCAGATTAGTGAGGCTGGTAACACTGTTTCCCATTGTGTAGTAGAGAGTGAGAAGTCTGTTGCTGAGATGTAAAGGGTAATCTCAGTAAAGCTAGGGGTAGCGCGTAGAGCTACATTCTCAACAAAGCCATCGAACGATCCACCGAATAAGTTACTTGGCAGGTTATTGATTAGCACAGGCTGACCAAAAAACACTCCGATAAGGCTGTCAAGCATGGCTGTTGGAATGTCTGGATTATCTAATCTAAAGGTAATGGCTCCTAGTGAGCCTCTAGGGTTCTTGCGTAGGTTTAACTCGCGTGAGGCAATGTCAGTGATGTCTGCGAGGTTCTTGATGTTAGAGTCCACAGAACGCTCAAAAAGTCCGTAAGAGGCTATAGAGTCGGTATCAGAGGTGCTGTAGGTTGATCCGTACCCTGTGGAGTAGCGATAGATAAGGCTGTTACGGATGCGAGAAATCTGAGTTGTGGATTTGATAGAGGTTGGTGTTGCATATGACCCATCGAGGTTAGTAAAGCCATTTGCTGCAAGGTAGTTAGATCTGTGGTCTGCATCGTCATAAGAGACATCTCCATCCTTCTCCTCATAAACTTGACCAAGTGCGCTAGTAGCAATTTGATCTGCAAGGGTCTGAGACTTAGCAGAAGCACTAGCTGAAAGTGCGATCATTGTGTAGAAGCCTGAGTCAATAGTGCCAATGTAGGACTCGGCATCTAGCCATGTCTGAGTTGCAGGATAGGTATCCCATGTCAAAGTAGGTGTTACTTCTGCCCATGAAAGGTTAAGGGCTGAACCTAGAATGGCTGCAATCTGTGCGCCATCTAAGCCTTCTGCAAGTGCTGTGTTAAAAATAGCCTTGGTAAGTCTGGCAAGTGAACCTATGCCAAGAATTGTGCCAGTGGTTATGTAGCCAGTTTCTTCTGGGCTTCTCACTCCGATATTGAAATCTGATACTTCTCCACCAAATACAGTGACATAAGTGCCGCTGCCATTCTTGAGTTCAAGGGTTATTGGCTCTGTCACATTGATCGTGAACTCTGCTCCAGTGGTGTTGATAATTTCTACTTGGCAGTAACCTGCCGTTGGCTGACGATCAATGTCTAAGCGACCAGAAGCAAAAGAGACAGAAGTGACAGTCGTATAGACATCATCACCTACTGTCACTCGCCATTCTGGGAGCCATGTCATCGATCAAATGCGCCAATCGTTGTCAAAGTGCCACGCTGTTGAGCTTCACGCAATACTTGATCTACAGCCTCAGCAATAGCATTAGGATCACCTAAACCTGACTGAATAGAAATGTTATATGTAGCAGATTCTTTCTGACGGAAAGACTGTAATGCGCCTGAGTTATCGTAAAGCGGGCTGGACTGTAGAGCCTGAGTCTTAGCCGCTGTGTCCATGTCTAGCAAGTCTGCGAAAGCATTAGCGCGAGCTGCCGCTGCATCGGCGTATTCGAGAATAGCTGCGATAGATCCCTGTGCCGCTACTTCCTTCGAAATAGGGGCAATAAAGTCACCAACTGGGATACCAGAGCCTAAAGATGAGCTAGTAGGTACAGGTGTCTTAGAACTAGCCTGTGCCTTGGCTAGCAAGTCGATCATGTCTTGGATCTTCTTTAGAGCAGCATCTAGGTTAGCCTGATTGATTAAATCAGCTGGTTTAAGGCTATTAAGAATTGACTCAATACTAGCCAGTGTTACATTCTGACCAGTCAAAGCAGCCAGTGATTTTAGGTCAGCATTGAGTTTAGCTGTTGCATTGATAATGGCTTTTTCATCTTTAGAGGCAATGGCATCTTCTAGGTCAAGAATAGAACGCTTGACATTTAGGCGAGCCACATCATTGGCTACTTGTAACTGCTGTGCGCTGGAGGTGGCTTTACCTAGAGCATCTGCCTGAGATGTAAGAGCTGCTGCGATCTGGATCTTATCCATGTCAAAAACATCGCTTGCCTTGCCAAGAGCAAGATTAGCCTTGTCGATAACACCTTGTAACTTCTTTGCTGTGTTCTGCTTATTAAGAAGGGCCAGTCTTTCTTTCTCGCGCTTGATTGCATCTTTTTCAAGTTTAGCCATCAATTCTTCTTGTTTTTTCTGAGTAAGCGTGAGCTTGACTTCTTCCTTCTTTTGAGGAATAACAACATTTCTGCCCAGTTGAGCACCGGCAAAACCTTGAAAGATATTTCTTGGCAGGTTTTTTAGATTCTGAATTAAAGTAGGAATGACTCCAATAGTGCGACCTGCTTGGCGCGAAACATTAGCAAGAGCCGTTGCGATGCCTTCAATTACATATGCTGCATCATTGGCATCTGTACCACCGCCGACAAGAGCAAAAGCATCGACTAATCCACCACCGATGATCTCGGCTGCGTTAGATGAAGCAACGCTTAAAACATCAAACTTATAAGCAGTTGTGCCAAGATAATCTTCGGCTGCTCCTGCTGAACGCTTTAAGATTACCCCAAGGATTTCATTAAATGACTTGGATGTAAGCTCTGCCCTAGTAAGCCCAGTATTGTATTTAGTCAGGCCTCGCGTAATGCCTACATAACCTTTACCAAGATCCTCAGTAACAGTAGCAAGATCCACACCTGATGCGCGACTAATTGTAATTGCATCATTTAGAAGTTTCTGGGATTGAGTCAATGATCCAGTCGTGGTTAATAAACCTTGAAAGGCAGGACGAAGAACATCGTCTGCAATAGCCGCTGACTTTTCTAAGTTGGCAATGTATTCTGTAATTTGAGGATTAGCAAAGCCAATGCCTAAGTTTTCTACAGCTGTCGTTAATCGTCTGGCTGCTGCTTCATCTTCTGCAAAAGCTTTGACGGAAGCCTTGCCATAAGCAATGATGGCAGAAGTACCATAGGCAAGACCAACTGCACCTGCTAACTTTTTAACATTGCTAGTCAGTTTCTGAGTTGCTGTGTCTGCTTGCTTAAATGCTTTTTTGCCAGTGAACTCCGCGGCTATGTCAATCTTTACATCGGCTGCCATTATCGACCCCCTACTGACAATCCGCTGCCACTACCTTTAGCGACAACCTTTTCAAAATTAGTTTTAGAGTTTTCTATTGCTTTGATTACTGCTGCTGTCGTTCTGCCTTGATCTTCTGCAAAAGCCCTGAAGATTGCTCGACCTTTCATCTTTTGGCTTGAACGACCGACTGCGCCTTCTTTACGAACATAGGCGTTAGTAATCTGACCACCTAGTGCGTCAATAAATTGTTGTCCTGCGTAAGGGTTATTGCTTTTGCCGTAGCCTT